CTGAATCGTTATAACGTGTCATCGATGATATTTCAACCGTACCTACACCACCGACCTGAACCTGTGCTCTTGGATTAATGACGACTGGGGCAAAAGGCCAATCCTCTTCAAGACCTGTAACAGTATTTCTTACGACAAATGCACCATCATCGAAATCAGTTGTTGTCGATTCGGGAAATGCGTACACATAAATGATCGGATGTTCGTATGCGATAACTTTTCCAATACCATCAAATCGCTTATTTGCTACTGGTGTTGATGATCCATTTGAAACTTCGTTTACAGGTGTATTGATGGCGATGACAGTTGTACCAGGAACAAGATCAGGTACTTCATCTCCTGCAACAATCAATACTTGTGTCGATGTCAATATTTCGTTTTCTGTATCAACTGAGTTAGGACCTACTGTATAATTACTCCCACTCTGTGTTGATCCTTCAGGAACTGCATATCCCCAACCACTATCCAATAATTGCCAATCAACAACACCCGTTGGAATATCGGATACTGTTCGAACTGTTGCTTCGCCATCAACACCTGTTCTGCTTGAAACAATTTTTAATTTGTTACCTACTACATTATTTGCTGTTGCATCTCTAGTTAATACAGTTGTCGATTCAATAGATCCGTATATCAATTTACCAGGATATGTAACAACACCATCTCTTTCTATACGTAATCCGTCATCGTTTGTGAACTTTCCGTATACGTTTGATATGTACGTTACAGGAACTAGTACACCATCAATATTATAAAATACAATTTCGTCAACGAATGCGGTTGCTTTTGATGTATCACCTTCAATTCTATCTCCTTTCTTCACAGGGAAGATTGATACATCCTGTACAGGAAGGAACTCAATGAATGTAGAGAATGCCCATTTCGAATCAGACAATGACAGAATAGAAGACGCCGGAAAGTATGTTTCAACTTCCGTTTTGTAGAACATTTTGAATAACAGTTCGAGTGCTTCTGACGTACCTTTACTGCGATATAAATCGCCAATGTTTTTAACAAGGAAAGGTATATCCTCAAGTGCTTTATTTACAAAAGGAAGATTGTGTAAATATTTGTTCTTATAATACTTTAGGAAACTTTCTAATGTCGAATCAATGTCACGTAATCCTGCAAAGTTTCGATCATTTGTTTCGTCAAGATATTCATAATACTGTTTAACGAACTCAACAAGATCAGGACCATCTTCACGATAGTGATCTGGGAACTGCTCGGGTATAGTCGGCGCTATCGTTGATGGTCTGTATTGCATTAAACTGCCCTTGTTGTTACTGTAGTATCACTTTGTCTTATTCTAAAGATACGATCCTTCGGTGATGTGAAGTCACGAGTTTTTGTCTTAACAGTAATTTGAATTGCGGCACCTTCAAAATTACGTATGCGTAAATCCTTCAAAATGATTTCGCCTGTATCATAATTCACGCTACCTAAGTTCTTTTTATACACAGAACGTAATGCATCACTAGATACAATCGCTTGTATAACACCATTACCATCATCCTGTAATTCAACAATTGTATTATCAATCGTGAATCGTGTAGATGAAATACATGGTTTGTAATCTGTTAATCCACTAGTGTCGTTATATGGATAAGGTTTTAATAACTCTTGATTAAAGTTAAACGTAGGACTTTCATTTGCATTCAATACAGGTTTATAATCAATAATAGGATCTGTTGTTACTGATACAGATGTGATTGCTTCATTTGCTAATGATAATGAATAACTTAAATCAGATGAACCTAATGTCGCACCAAACTTATTTAAATTTGTACTTGAATACGTAGTCAATGCATCACGAACTAATGCTTCTAATCCCGCAACAGATGTAAGAATATTATTACGATCAAAGGATACTACGACATTCGTTTTAGCATATAAGAATTTTGCTTCTTGAAAAATTGGTTCGATTGCTAACGGACTCTTACTCTTAATATAATCTTTATATAATGCCATTTCAGTTGCAGCAGCACCATCACGACCCTGTACATCAACCGCAACAATCACACGACCATATTGAGGAGGCGTTGCTTCATCACCACCAAACACACTAATGTTTTCTATTTCGGGAAACTGTGTCTTAAGCAAAACTTCGTAATCGTTGGCAGTCACAGCACGATCCTGAACCTGAAACGCCTTAGGGGCAAACTCCCTTACCGATTCCACTGATTCAGCATCTGCGCCGCCTATCGAGTTTCCAATGGGAGTCGCAATCACGCTAGTTGCTCCTATTGCTCCCGCATCAACAGAAAACGCTTTCACACCATTTGATTGAGTCCCAGAACATACACGATACTGAACTTCTATCACATCGGTTGCAGTTGGTTGATACCCGAATAATGTTTGACCAAATTGTATCGAATACTTATCATTTAACTCTGGTTGTAAATAGAATACTTTATCATTCTCAACAACTCCGAATATACCTGTAGCGTATCTATACTCTTCACCGTTTACAAACAAACGAATAGATCGTGTATCAATAAACGAATTAGATAATACAGTATTCGCATAGTCAAGCACTTCAATTATAGTACGACCTTCAAACACAGCAACATCATTCGCTACAAATACGTTGGCAGTTTGTCCTTCACGAGTTGCATTATATGTCTTATTTGTGATAAAATTATATGACACATTACCACATCTACCTAGGAAAGATGTTCCACGAGGTATTGTAAATGTATTACCTGCCTGAGATGCAGTAATACGTAATGATAATAATGCCCCTGCTGAACGTCTAGAACGTGGTAAATAATTTAATTCTTTTGCATGAGATACAACACTGTTTTTTAACTGTGCGGAATCGAGGAATGTTTCTCCTAACGTCATATTATAATAAGTCATATTACTATATGTGTTATACGCTAGTAAATCAACTAGCACATTCATGTTCGATCCTTCGAAATCGAATCCCTTGAATTGATCTTGATTCTGTAAATGAGCGAGTAGGTTCGCTTTAATTTGTGTGAAATCAAGTTTATTATATGGTGCAATCTTTGCCATTTCTTATCTTACCCTGTCGAGGATTATGTTAAACTTAGTTGGAGTATCAGTATTTATCAATCGAAACACAATCGATATATTAATCGCATTGCTATCTATATCACCCGTTACGTCAACCCCTATTAATTCACATCGTGGTTCATATAGATCAATAGCATCATATATCACAGTTTCAACTAAGTCAAATGTTTGAGGTGTTGCATTATCAAATAACATCTTACGTACATTACAACCCAACTCAGGTTGAAACGGACGCTCTCCTTTATTCGTTAATACTATATTGCGTATAGATTCTTTAACTGCTTGCTCATTCATCTTACGTGCTAAATCTTCTTTCCCAGGAACAATCGTCATGTCCTTATGAAAATCCGCTGCCACTATTCGTGATATATTGTTAGGTGTTAATGCCATTTACTTATTCCTGGGTTTATATATTATTTATCATTCTTGACGGCAACTCTAGGATACCATGCATCACGCTTATGATCAGTTAAAGCACTTCTTAATGCGAATATAGATGTATTATCCTTTCCTGCAGTGAATGACTCAGTACGTTCCTCCACAGTAGCACCTTTAAATAAATCATCATATTCTTTTTGTAAAGTTTTACTTAACCATCCACCACGAGCAGAATTACCTACAGTAATTCTTCCTGGGTTCGTGCCTAGAAGAATTCCTTTAAGTCCTGCACGGGAAGCGGCAATAAGATATCTTAATTGTGTAGTTATATCATCAGAGGGTAATTCTATAGTTACTATTTGTCCTTTCTTACGATATTTAGATTTAGATTCATAATCGAACCCTTTGATTACAAGTATATCTTCATCTAATTGATTTGCCATATCTAGTATCTGTACCCATAGTTTCGTTTGTACTAGAGTCCAACCCGGGCCCGGAGCACCAGTATCATCACCATTCTTACGTAATTGTGTAGTCGCAATCTGTGATCCTCCCTTAAATTTGATGGGTCCAATACCGCCAGTAATAGATGTATCGTTACCTAGCTTAGAAACATAGGGTCTTAATTCCTTAGGCAAATCCTTTGATCTCTTCGGTCGTGGATATGACTTCATGAAATCGTATACTAATGAATCATTATTAATCGTTCTATCAGTATTCAATTGACCGACACCATCACCTTCACCGTATAGAGACTTGTGTCCTTCAACGAGATCATCAAGTTTCGTACTACGTTCACGCATTTCTGTTTGCGCTTTTTCCTTTTGTTTTTCAACGTCATCGGCATCCATGCGGTTAGCACCTGACTCTACAGCGGTTTTTGTTGCCTTTGCACTCTCACTCTTCATGATTTTTTGTGTTTCTTGAATGCCATTCACTGTATTCATCAATGATTTTAAAGGAGTTTCACTTGCATTTTGTATAGCACTTGTTACTTGACAGAAACGAAACAACAATAAACCCAATACAGCAGGGGTTAACTTCTCGAACATTGATCCAACATTCGCAATCATTTTATCAATTCCATCCATCACACCGTTCTTATTCTTGTCAGATGTGAATGCCGCAACCTTCGCTTGTGCCTTATTTAACTGTGCTTGTAATGAATTAGGAAGATCTTTAAGTGAAGCAACGAGTGACTTTGCTTGATTCTTAACCTTTTCAATAACTTTCTCTACAGTATCCTTAATTAATTTACCAATCATTTCTAATTTTAACTTGACCTTTATCACTTCTCCTGATAAAATTTCACTTAATGTAAACTTCTTAAGATCCAATCCAGGTATGCTATCAAGTGAATCTGCCTTTGCTTTCATAGATTGTAATAAACTTTGTAAAGAATTACCCAAAGCAGCAAAGGCGGCACATTGACCCCCCGATAATGATGACCCTATATTATCATCAAGGAATGTATCTAACAATGCTAATGCACCAGCAATTTGTGCCGTAGGATAAGATCCTGGAGTCCATGCACGAAAATCTAATGATACTTGCCCCGCCTTAATAGTATCCCCAGTCGTTACTCCTTCAGTATCAACGCCATCTACAGGATCGTCAAACGCACTATTCAAGGGGGATTGCAGGGTGGCACCTGTTTCAGTTGCGAATATAGCGACTTCACCAAGACTAATATCATCGTCTTGTATCTTTTTAGCTAGTGTAGGATAGTCATCTTCAAACTGATCAAACGTATATGCGGATGGAGATTGCTTCGTCTTCTGATCATTTAATTTATCATTTATCGTATCCGTAGTCACAGACAACAATGCTTGATTCAATTGCTTTGTGGGATCTGTTAAGTTTAATAGATCTTCGCCTGATAAAATATTTTTAAATTCATCAGTATCAGTTAATTGACTTAATGGTAAACTAGTTGGACAATTACTCATCTTCTTCTGCTACTCCTTGTGAACCACTTGTATTACCTGGGTTCGGTATTATAGGTATTGAATCAGGCACCTTGTATCCACCCACACCCTGATTGTCAGGCGGCATAGGTGCTAACCCACCTGCTGCATTTGCCTTTTGTAGATCATCTTCATCATCGACATTCTTACGTGTAAGCGAACTAATCATTGCTACAGTAGAAGACGCCGGTAATTTTTCATCAAATTGTCCTGTACCTCCACCTTCTGCCATACGAACTACATCATCTATATAGACTGTTGTAGCATCCATGTGCATAGTCGCATCAGTTTCAAGTACCATTTTCTTCAAGGACTTTATATGCATTTCATCACTTGACAATAAATGTATTCTGCCATTATCAGGATCTACTGTTGCAAAACGCATACCTGCAGATGTCTTAACATTTAAGAAACCGTCTGAGTCCTCAGTCTCTGCAGTGCTAGGCGGTGAATCTGCAGGAGTTCCTTTCGTTTCGATAAACATATTGTTCGCACTTTGTATATCGATAGTGCCTAATTCATGTGTATCCGCTTCCGTGAAATCCTTTATCGCAGTATTCGGTTTAATTTCTGTAGTCATTTTCAACGAACCTGAAGTCATATCAATCTTATTCTGCGCACCCGTTGCATATAAGTAGATACCATGATTATCAGATTGTATTGTTGTGAGATCAAGTGATTGAATTTTTAATTTCTTTTCAGACACTATATCCATATCATCGCCAGAGTTAATCATCATGTTACCAAATGATTTCTGTACATGTGTGCCTTTCGTATTAATTAATGTATCGCCACGTACTGTTAAACTAAAGTTCTCGCATTCAATGTCTAGATCGTTGCGGAAATACATCTTTCCGTTGTTGTCAACTTTTAATGTATAATCTTGTCCAATCATTGTATTGTAGTCGCCATCGATCTGTTCAACAAGGCCACCATCAACCATATTCTGCATACCGCCACGAGTCTTAATCAATACATCGCCTTCTTCATTGATTTGTATCACAGTACCTTTATGATGAACTATTTGTATATGTCCGCCATCTGAGTCAGTCATTAAGATATAGTTCTGATCATCCGTAGACGATAACACACGATTATCAAGATCACGTTCCGGACGCATCGCAACTTCTTCTGTATGCTTACGTTCAATTGAATCTTTTAAATCGTTATCATCTCTACGTGTAGCAGTCGCTGCAGATAATAAACCTTCTAATTGATCAACACCTTCGCCACCTAATACAGGATGTAAAGGAAACTTACCAAATAGATTAGGATCATTTGCGTATTCAGCAACTTCGGTTCCATTTGTTTCCGTTCCAGAAGGAGCCTGCGAGTTATAGCCTGGGATACAACCCAAGACAATAGGATGTTGAGCATCGGCACCGTCGAGAAACGCACCTAATACCCAATCGCCTATTAATGGAACAGTTGATACAGCACCATACGTACCATCAACAACAGGTGCCCAAGGTAAATCATCAGCACATATAACCTTTGAATCAAGATCATGGAATCCTAATGCTTTAACTTTAACACGACCTAAGTTCTGACCATCTTCACGATCAACTACATATCCTACAAAATGTGTAAATTGTTTTAATCCTGCCATTATGATGTCTCGCTCTGTCCTGTTGGTTTCTCTTCACTTACAGCAGATGCATTCGATCCAGGGGCGTTAGGTGCACTCCCTCCTCCACGTAATGCTTTCGTAAATGATATAGAACTATTCCATTCATTATTTACTATAACATGGCTTAATGATACAACCATCTGTGTACCGCCAAAGTACTTATCTAAAGGAATATTATTTTTCATAGATGTAACTGCATACTCAGGTATATCAACATTGATTAAAGATCCAGGAAACATCTTATTCCTTCCTTTAATAGATCCTGTCATAGTATTCTTTGCAAAGTGATATGCAAACACAGGTTTCGTACTTAATGTTTCCTTATAATACGGATACTGTCTATCATGATTCGCTTGTTTCTGATACGCTTCACCGATACCTGCATAGTCCTTAAACACATACGTATCATCTATATGGTTGACATCTCCAGTCGTTTGTGTTATAAACGCTTTAGAGTTCTGCAACTGTGGTCGCTTATCAATGTTCTCATACCCTGTATAGTTATCTTTGTATTGATAATAGAAGTGATTGATGTCTCGATTCGCTAGATCTATCTCGCTGATTCTACGTGAATACGCTTGTTTCTTAATCGCTTCCATCGAGTTGATTGAGGGGAAAGTGCCATTCGATATGATGTTCATCGCACGTTCTTGTCCATCAGGAGAATTGTCATCTTTACCTGAAGAATACTCAAATCGTTCCCCCTGCTCAATTGATTTTAATCGATTCTTTTCTACAAGGTATTCTGTGGTGCAAAAATAAAAATTGTCTCTCGTCTCGAAAAACATGAAGAAACTGCTTGAATTTTTTTCGCTATACGCTCGTTTACCTATAAACTGTATTGCTTTCTCTGGTGATAGGTTAGGTATTACGATTGTATACTTTGCTTTTGTCTCTTCTATTATAAGATCTTTCTTTATATTTAATATATTTCCGTTATTATCTTTGTGTTTACATAGATCGTTTGTTGTGTTTGTATAGTATTCATCATATATGCTTTGTACTATCTCACTACATGACATGTTTCTATATGCTTTGCTTATAAGTTTTGTATCAGAAAATACTTTTTGTGGTGATGTAAAGAAGAGTCTGTATTGTAAACCTGTTTCTTTCTTACGATCAAGCATCTCTATCTCTTCGATAGCGTATATAAAATAAGTTTCTTTTTTGAGTTCTGATGCATCATCGAAAGATTTGTAGTCGTAGTACTCTATATGTAGATACTCTTCGCCTCGTATTTGAAAAAAATTATCGTCTGATCGTTCAGAAGCGGTGGGGTATATCATTCCGTAAGTGTCCGCAATATCAATGTATCCATCTACGAAGGGATTGTATAAGTTTTCGGTCATGTGGATCGAGACGTAGTTTGCTTTTATATCGACTGACTTCCCGCTCTCGTGCGAAACGATTAAAAGTTTCGAAACGTCAACGTATCCTGCATGGGGTGCGATCTTTGCTTTAGTCATTTAGAACTGTCTTCATCTCATCTATGATTTGATTGACGTAAATATCAGAAATTAAATTAATATTACGTTTCTTTTCGTTCTCTTCTACTTCATGGTCGTAAATATACTTAGGAACAAACTCGCCTGAAGGATATTTTATTTGTGTGGCGGGCGAGATTTGTATGTTAGGATTATTTTTTGAATAATAATATTTAATTGTTTTAAACGCTCGAGCAGCATCTTCACCCAAGAACTTATTGCCCGTACTTGATGGAATAACTTGGTTTTGTGTCCATCTCAATACGGTTTCGTCTTCACTCCAATACCTATAGTTACTATTGCCGGTGTAACTAACATATAGTTCAAGCGTTACTTCAGGATCAGTTGATACTAACCTAGTAACAGGATGCACCAGCCCTAAGACATTATCAACTATAGCTGCTTGATACCAATCGTCACGATATTTGTTAATAACATATTGATCCAGTTGTGCTTTCTCTTTGAAAAAATCTTCATAAGGATCAATAATATTATTAGCAAGTAGGACCAACCATGACAATTCTGCATCGCCATAGTAATGATACGCAATCATTTCTATCGTATCGCCATCCTGAACTGTATAAGGAACGAATCCATATGGATCACCTTTAACTTTATTAAGGATAGTCGCACGTCTAGAGATGTCTACCATCTCTTTTTTGTCCCAAAGGGTTGTCGGAAAAGATTTAAAATACATAATTTATTCCTAAGCAGTTACGTTATATTTGTCTGCGAGATCACTAACTGCACCACTAAGTTGACTGTCGATTTCGCCTTGAACGATGTCCTCAATGTCAGCTGCGCCATCTAATACATCAGTTAAAATATCAGAAAGATCATTTGATTCATCACCTAACGCACCAAATTCGCCATAACGATAGTCAGCACGAGTATGAATTTCGCTTTCAGTTGTATTTAACGAGCAACGAATAACTGATGCTGTGCCGCCTTTATTCAATACCATGCCTTGTGGAGTATAGTCAACAGCAAATTGATTGACCATTAAATATTTACCTGACTTGAATACTGTTTTAAGATTGCCTGATACACCAACTAACTCTACTTGCATAAGCGCAGGATATGTTAATAGTCCACGACTAACACTTCTGAATGTTGACGACTCTAACCCTGCCGCAGGACTTTTGTAGTCAGGATGAATATAGTATTGTATGAGTTGAATAATTTTATCTAATTCTTTTTGTTCTTTTTCATTCTTAGGAGACAACAACCATTCAAAGTTATGAATTTTTAGATCAACACCATCAAATACAAGCGTTGTTTGTGGGTTCAATGCTGCTCCACTTGTTGCTGATAATGCTTGTCCTATCTGTGGAGCAATGCTTCCCACACCTGCTTTCAACAAATAAACAGATGCATCCATGCCCGAACCAATAACATCTTTAAAATTGTTTGCAAAGGCACTCATCATTTCAGTAGCACCTTTAAATGATCCGTCTTCATTTTTGAACGCACTGATGTCTTTTTGTGCATTAGCACCTAGATTGCCTGACTTTGCAGCACCTGAGATGTCTGCAGTAATCCCACCAATCACACCTAACTGTGTGCCACCAACTTCAAGGCGAGATTGATCAACAATATTTTGCGGCAACGGCAAGGCGATAGATGCCTTTACTCCATGAGCACCTTTACCTTTCGACACACGAGAGTAGTCGTATTCATAAAATTTTAAGATCATTTGGTGTACGCCCAGGTTACTGGGAAAACTTAAGACCTCTAAGCTAGAATCTTTTTTTGATGCATTAACTTTTTCGTTACCGCTTGCCATTTACTTTTATCCTGTATAAATACATAAAGTGATAACTTTATTTATATGAG